TCATGAGTGCTGAAGATTCTACAAGATATCTGGCATTCTTATTCTACTTAAATGATAATGAGGCAGGAACTAGATTTGAAAACTTTACGGTAGAACCTAAGATGGGTTCTATTGTGGTGTTTCCTCCAATGTGGATGTTTCCGCATGCGGGTGAAATGCCTGATAAAACCACAAAATATATTATGAGCACATATTATCATTATGATACCCGATAAGAAGCAAGAACTCTTAACCATAATAATGGAAGAGTGTGCTGAAATACAAGTTGAGTGTTCTAAAATTATGAGGTTTGATAATGATAGCAAAAAACTTGAGAAAGAGATTGGCGACCTACTTTGTATGTTAGACATAATGTATGAGTGGAATATGCTAAATTTTGATGAGATAGAAAAACAATTACCACGTAAGAGGAAGAAACTTGAAACGTGGAGTAACTTATTTAAAGGAGAAAGACATGAGTGAATTTGATTTTGATTTTGGTTTCACAGCAGTAGATGAAAACGAACTAGAAGTAGTACAGAAAGCATCCAAGGTTGCAGAGAAATCGTCAGAGAACTATGACCACGTACAAGAAAAGATTGATGCGTTGTATAATGCAATCATACCATTACTTAACAACCTAAAGAAAAACCCAGAGAAGGAATATATCCTCTGGCCAAATAGAGTTGAAAAGGTTGATGAGTTTGAAGACCATCTACGTGGAATTTATAATTCGTAGACCTTTACTTTTGAGTGAGTTTAGAGTATAATATAATGATAAGAGAAATAAAGGAGTAAGAATGAGTTTTTTAAGTGATATGACTAAGGGCATTGACACTGCCAATTTATTATCGGACGGTGGTAATAGTTCTGAGTTTTCAGGTACTATTGATACAGGTTCGTATATTTTAAATGCATTAGTGTCGGGTAGTATTTACGGTGGTGTTCCCAATAATAAGATTGTAGCATTTGCAGGTGAGTCTGCGACTGGTAAGACTTTCTTTGTACTAGGAATCATCAAACAGTTTATGAAGGATAATGCAACTGGTGGTGTGATTTACTTCGACACCGAAGCAGCAGTTACAAAGAAAATGATGGTAGATCGTGGCATTGACGCAAGTCGTGTTGTTATTGTTGAACCATCATCTATTGAAGAATTCAGAACAGATGCTACACGAATCTTAACAAGTTATATTGACACACCCGAAAAAGAAAAAGAACCTATGATGATGGTACTTGACTCATTAGGTATGTTATCATCTAAGAAAGAATTAGAGGATACTGAGTCTGGTAGTGATAAACGTGATATGACCAAAGCACAGTTATTACGTGGAACGTTCAGAGTATTATCACTGAAACTTGCTAAGGCAAATGTACCACTAATGCTGACTAACCACGTGTATGATGTGATTGGTTCTTACTTTCCTCAGAAAGAAATCTCTGGTGGTAAAGGTTTGAAGTATGCAGCGAGTTCTATTATTATGCTTGGTAAGAAGAAGGATAAAGATGGTACTGAAATTGTTGGTGGTATTATTGGTTGTACAACTCATAAGTCACGATTCACTAAAGAGAACAAAAAGGTAGAAGTCAGACTGTCATTCGATAAAGGACTAGACAGATACTACGGACTCCTACAACTCGCAGAGAAGTACGACATTATTAAGAAGGTATCAACTCGTTATGAACTCCCAGATGGCAGTAAAGTATTCGGTAAGGCAATAAATGCGGATCCTGAGAAGGTATTTACGAAGGATATCCTCGATCAACTCGACGTGGTAGCACAAAAAGAGTTTATGTATGGTGAGTTTGTAGAGGAAACTGAGGCAGAAAATGACAACGAAGTATAAATTAGTCGACCACAGTAATGGATTCCATGATGAGCACTGGTGTGTTGAAATTCAAGAAGGAACATTTAAGGGTGTTGTATATCAGTATGATACAATTAATATTAATGAACCTGAAAAGGGGGAAGATGCAGTATTGAAGTTTAACACTATTACGGTGGATAACCCGAACGAAGAAGACTTGACAGACGACGAGTTTGCAGGTATAATAGGTGATATATTAGTTAAAATTATTTCTGATAGAATGGAAGAGGAAAACTTGAGTGAACGTAACCCATCTGATACTTAAAAATTTAATACATGATGAAGAATATGCAAGGACTACACTACCTTATCTAGAATCTAAATACTTTGATGAACACATTGAGAAAATTGTTTACGAACAAGTCAATGAGTTTATATCAAAGTACAATTCTTTACCAACTCGCGAAGCATTAGTAATTGAATTAGACAACCGTAAGGGTATGTCTGATAAAGAATTTACTGAATGTGGAGCATATATTGGAACTCTCATTGATGATGAGAAGGAAGATCCTGAGTGGTTGGTAAATACAACTGAAAAGTTTTGCCAAGAAAAGGCATTGTATAATGCTATTATGGATTCTATTGCTATCATCGATGGTGATGGTGATGAAGACAAAGGGGCAATTCCAGAACTATTAACTAATGCATTGAGTGTGTCATTTGACCCGAACGTTGGTCACGACTTCCTTGATGATGCAGATGACAGATATGAATTTTATCACAGAGTTGAGGAACGTGTTCCGTTTGATATTGATTATCTTAACAAAATCACTAAGGGTGGTTTGCCTAAGAAATCATTAACAGTATTAATGGCAGGCACAGGTGTGGGAAAGTCATTAGCAATGTGTCACTTTGCTTCTGCTAATATGCTTGATGGTAAGAACGTTTTATACATCACGATGGAAATGGCAGAGGAAAGGATTGCTGAACGTATTGACGCAAACCTATTGAATGTGAAACTTGATGACTTGCCTAATATGGCAAAGGCAACCTATAAGAAAAAGATTGCTAAGGTTAAAGGTAAGACATCTGGTAAGATGGTTGTTAAGGAATATCCAACCTCATCAGCAGGTGTCGGTCACTTCAGACACTTATTAAATGAGTTGAAGTTGAAGAAAGGTTTTAAACCTGATATCATTTACATTGACTATCTGAACATCTGTATGTCGAGTAGAATGAAGATGGGTGCTAGTGTGAACAGTTATACTTATGTCAAGGCAATTGCTGAAGAGATTAGAGGATTAGCAGTTGAGCATAATGTACCAATCGTAACTGCAACACAGGTTAATAGAACTGGTTATGGTGACAGCGACTTTGGATTAGAAGATACATCTGAATCATTTGGTTTACCAGCTACGACTGACTTAATGTTAGCACTAATTTCTACTGAAGAAATGGAAGCAATTGACCAAATACTTATTAAACAGTTGAAGAATAGATATGGCGATCCTGGAACTAACAAACGTTTTGTGGTTGGTATTGATAGACCTAAGATGAGATTGTATGATGTGGAATCAAATGCTCAGTTAGATTTGGTTGGAACTCATACTGCTACTGAACATAAGTTTAATGAAAAGAAATCATTTGGTCAATTAAAGGTATAATTCCCCTATTATAAACACGGTTAATACGCTTGACATTTGCCCAAAAATAGGGTATAATATAAGTATAGAGAGTTGAGTTATAGGGTTGATATGATTGATACTAAAAGAGTTGTTGAGTTTTGTAGAGATGAGTTAGTTATTTCTATAGATGTTATTATTAATGTTTTCATAGAAGATCTAACTGAAGACAATGCCAATGGTTGGTGTGTTGCTTCTTCTGACAAACCTGGATTCAATCCTAACGAATATGAGATTGAACTTGAAGAAACTTTAGATGATGAAGAGATGCTTGTGACTTTATGTCATGAGATGGTTCATGTTAGGCAATACTCACAAGGTGAGAGATCTAATGAACGTGAAGCAGAAAAATTAGAATCTGTTTTAGCAGAGAAATTTAAAAAGAGTTTTTGAGGGGTCGCCCCTAGTCTTGCTCTTTAACTAAGACTAAATGCAGAAGTTTTGATGGTTTCCTTCTCTGTAAAAAACCACCACGAGTACTGTGTAAATACTCTCGACTCAATCAACGACCTCTACACAGTACTCCCTATTTAGGATGCGGACTCCTTTGTTATGTTTTTTTGACGCATCCCTGACCTGAGCATGTCTAAACTGCTCCCCTCTTCTCATATGAAA